CCGAGTCTGGATCATTGCAAGGAATGCTAGGGACTCCACGAGCGACAGAGGCAGTCAGATCAGACAAGTTTCGGGCAGGTCGGACTCCAACCCCAGAGGAATTTGTGCAGATGTGGCCCACTCCGAGTGCCAACCAGTTCGAGACAAAGGATCTGGACAAGATGCTTCAGAGACGAGCTCGAGCAAAGGAGAGCTCAGGGAACGGCAACGGATTTGGTCTGACCCTAGCGAATGCAGCACGGATGTGGCCCACTCCGAGGTCGAGCGAACACAAGGACTGCGGCCCAGTGGGATCGAAGAGTCACACCCATATGCTGGACAGGAAGTACCTCTGTGCCGCTACGAAAGAATCGGATCGTCCTACTGGGAAACTGAACCCGCAGTGGGTCGAGTGGCTGATGGGATACCCCATCGGGTGGACCGACTTAAAGGACTAGGCAACGCAATCGTTCCCCAGGTGGCCTACGAGATCATCCGACATTTCGACTAATCCAGATTTAACTTGCATCTCCTACAAATCCTTGTTCCAGTTTCAGGTAATTTGAATTACCCGAATTACCGGAGAGGGGATGGCAATCACTTACCGTGGAAAGACGTTCAGTTCGTACAATCGCCCTCGCAGATCCACCGATGGTAAGAAGAAATTTGAGGTCCTTGCCAAAGAAGGGGATCAGGTTCGTCTGGTCCGATTTGGTGATGTCAAAGGTGGTTTGACGATCAAGAAGAACCAACCTTCCCGCAAAAAATCCTACTGTGCCCGTTCAGGAGGCATCAAGTCCACATCCAAGCTCAAAGCAAACTACTGGTCTCGCAAACAATGGGATTGTTGAGATGAAAAAGAAACCGAACCTCTTTGACAACATCCGCAAGAAACGAGCACGAATCAAAGCAGGATCAGGGGAAAGAATGGCCCGTCCTGGTGAGAAGGGCAGGCCCAGCAACAAGACATTCCGAATTGCCGCAGCAGGTGCAAAGAAACCGAGAAAGAAATAAATGGCTGAATCCCCCCAAGCAATGACTGCAGAAGACCTCAAAGCCTGGATTGCAGGAACGATCCAAGACTCCGTGGACCACATAGATGACGAGGTCTCACCCGTCCGGGCCTCTGCGTTTAGGTATTATTTAGGTGCTCCCTTCTCTGACAGTGGGGACTCCCCTGCAGAGGAGGATGGCAGATCTCAAGTGGTCAGTCGGGAGGTCCATGATGCCGTGCATAGCATGCTCCCCAGTCTGATGCGGGTCTTCTTCAGTCATGACAAATCATGCGAGTTTATTCCACGAGGTCCAGAGGATGTCGCAGGTGCTGCACAAGCCACGGAACTGGTGAGCTGGTATCTGGAACAGAGCAATGCCTACAGTGTCTTTGCCGATGCCATCAAAGATTGTTTGATCAAAGGGGAAGGCATCGTCAAGTGCTGGCATGAAACCCAATACGACATCCAAACGCGAGAACTGCAGGGTTTGAATGAGTTGCAGATTGGGTTGTTTGTGCAAGAGGGCTATGAAGTCACGCAATCAGAAGAGTTGGAAGACACTCCTGGTCTATACAATGTGGTGCTGACCAGAAGGGTTCCACGGGGCAAAATTAGACTAGAGTGTCTTCCACCCGAAGAGTTCCTGATCAACCGCACGGCAACCTCTCTGGATGACGCGAAGATTGTCGCACACAGACAGTTGCTGAGAGTCGGAGACCTCGTTGAGTTGGGCTATCCGTATGAACAGATCATCGAGTTCAAGGGATACGAGGATGATTTTAGGAGTAACGAAGAATGGAATCTGAGACACCCGAATTGGCGAGAAGAGGACGACACCGACAGTGACCCTAGCAATCGTCTAGTCCAGTACGTTGAATCATTCGTGCGTGTCGATGCAGATGGAGATGGAGTGCCCGAACTCCGCAGAATCTGCACCATCGGGCAAGCCCATGAAATTCTGATGAACGAGCCTGTCGACTCGCACCCCTTCTTGCTCATCAGAAAAGATCCCCTGCAGCACACCTGGAGAGGGATGTCTCTCTATGATGAACTCGCAGACATCCAGCGGATCAAGAGTGCAGTGATGCGAAACATGCTGGACAGTCTCTCTCTCAGCACCAGGCCACGGATCTCCTATCTGGAATCTGCTGTGGACTGGGAGGATCTGGCAAATGATGAGGTCGGAGCACTGATTCCGATGAGGCAGGCAGGCGCAATTCAAATGCTGGAAATGCCCTTTGTGGGAGCAGCCGCCTTCCCACTATTACAGTATCTGGATCAAGTCAAGGAGACCCGCACAGGAATCAGTAAAGCCTCCCAAGGTCTTGATGCCGAGCACCTGCAGAGCACGACTGCCATTGCAGTCTCTGCAAGTCAGAAGGCCGCACAGGCCAGACTGGAACTGATCGCCCGAAACATTGCCGAATCCGGTTTCAAACCGTTGTACAAGAGACTGCTGCAGCTCACACTTCTCCACATGGATCAACCGACAGTCATGCGACTGCGGGGTGAATTTGTCCAGGTCGATCCGCAGAGTTTTGCAGATTATGACGTTCTGATCACCCTTCCCTTGGGACGAGGATCTGAAGAAGAACGCAGACAGGCACTGCTGGGATTACTTGCCAAGCAGGAGATGTTGATTGCCCAGTACGGACCGATGAATCCAATCGTTGGACCAGAGCAATACTATCAGACACTGCAGAGACTCTTTGCAGATCAGGGATTAGGTGCAGAGGCAGGCAGTTACTTGCGACCTCCACAGCAGATGCAGGCTCTCTTGCAGCAACAGATGCAGCAGGTGATGCAGCAACAGAACGAGGAACCGAAACCCTCACCGGAAGAAATGCTGGCCCAGGCAGAGATACAGAGGAAACAGATCGAGATTACTCACAGACAAGAAGAAATGAAGAGAGAGGACGACAGGAAGAGGGACGAGATGGAAGCAGAACTCTTCATTAAACTCAAAGAGTTGTCCTTCAAATACGGACAACCGATTGATGCCAGCCCATTGCTGGATGCCCTGACCCGCAACCGAGAACTAGAGAGAGTGGACCAAGTGAGACAACAGCAGATGTATGAGCAGCAACCTCCCCAGGGACAGATGCCGATATGAGACCTCGACGGTACGGATCTAGACGAAGAGCAGTAGAAGAACGTGTTGATCCACTAGATACGTTTGGAGGATTACTCGCAGACATTGCTGCTGAGATGTCTCCGATGGTCAATATGTACCGTGCAGGTTTGTTTGAGGATGAGTATCCGACTACGCCATTTGCGACACCAAGAGACCGGCTGCTTTCGTTGTTGGAAGAGCCAGAATATCAGCGATATGTAGACAACATCGCAAGTGCTGGCATGGGAGCAACGACCAAGGTAGCAAAGTCTCTCCCGTCTCCCCGTAACAAGGCAGAGACTATAGCAAGGGATGTCTTGGAGATGCGCACTGCTGGCAAAGCGGACGAGGTGACGGACGAGATGCTAGCTGCTGCCGATCCGCAGTATCTGTTTGAGAACACTCCGTTGCCGATGGACGAATCGTCTCGGATGGCGCGGGCGCGGGAGATGGGTTTTGATACGGATGCATATCATAGCACCGACACAGATATTCGCGCTGTTGATAATGATCGCTTAATTGGCGGACAGTTTTGGTCAACAGATGATGTTAGCGCAATAAATCGTGGTGAAGTTGGGGCTGCTGGTCGTGGGGTTGTTCTACCACTTCAAATTCGCCAACAAAATCCTGCGGGATGGAATCAATATGATCAGCTCGGCATTGATGAGATGATTGGTCGTGGATACGACAGCATCCTTTTACCAGAAAGTGACGGAACAAACACGTTTGTGACATTTGACCCTCAACAGGTCCGCTCCCGCTTCGCCCGCTTTGACCCAGAGTTTCGCCACCTTCGCAATCTAAGTGCTGGTGTTGGTGGGCTTGGGATTCTGTCGCTTCTGGAACCAGAACAAGAGGTACCGTAATTGATCATTCAATCCCTACTCGACTAAGGAACCCATGCCCAACCCGATGAAATTCAAACCCTGTCCCACCTGCCCAGCACCCAAAGTGTGCAGCAAGTTGGGACGATGTATCAAACAACAAAGGAAATGATGACAGATCCAATCATCACCGTTGGTGATGCAGCAAAGAAGATCCTGCAGGAAGATGCCGTGAGGCAGGCATTCGACGACCTGAAGACAAATCTAGTCCAGCAATGGATTTCGGGCAAGACTGCCGAAGATCGAGAGCACTGCTGGTATGCGTATCACGCTGCAACCAACCTGCAAAACGAGTTGAACGCCCAAGTGCAACGGTCAATACGTCGCAAAAAACAAACCTCTAAAGGAGACGAGTAAGAATGAGTGAATATGCGGATTCCGTGAATGTCCCAGCAGAGACTGACGGAGCACCCCAGACCCCTGATATGATTGTGGCAGATAAATTTGATGATCTCCTTGGAACACGTCCTCCAGAGCAGACCGAAGAAGTTGACGAACCTCAAGACGAGTATGACGATGTACAAGACGAAGAAGAAGAAACCGAAGAAGAAGTAGAGGCAGCACCAGATCTGTACAAGGTGATCATTGACGGAGAGGAGGTCGAGGTCTCCCTCGATGAGCTGCAGAAGGGATACAGCAGGCAATCAGATTATACACGCAAGACCCAGCAACTCGCACAGCAACGCAAAGAGGCCGAGGCACTGCAGCAGGACTATGCCCAACGGGTTCAGCAACTCAATCAGTTTGCCCAGCAGATCCAGCAGGAACCGGATATTCCAGAACCCCAGTGGACTAGTGATCCGCAAGCCTGGGAAAGATTACGACACGAAGATCCAGTCCAGTTTGTTCTGGAAAAAGATGCTGCGAGAGACCGACAGTTGGCGAGACAGCAACGTGCTCAACAGATACAGTACCTCCAAAGTGAACAGCAGAACCTGCAACAGCAACAGTTTGCCCAGCATCTCGATGGACAACGCCAGCAGTTGAACGAATTGATTCCTGCCTGGTCCGATAAAGAAACGGCAAAAGCCGAGAAAGCAGAATTGCGAAAGTGGGCCAGTGATGCCTACGGATTGACCGAACAAGACCTGAGCCAAGCCTACGATGCTCGACTAGTGAAGATTTTGTACGATGCCTGGACTGCGAACAAGACTACCTCGCAGGCCCAGAAACAACTGAAGAAGAGTCCTGAATCGACTGTAAAAACAGCACCGAAGATGGGCCGAAATTTTACCCCTACTGATGAAGGTGCATCACGATTGAAGAAATCAATGCAGAGACTTCAGAAGTCTGGGAAGAACCGAGACGCAGTGGCAGTGTTTGACGCACTATTACGTTGAACCTGCAAATTTTTTTGCCCAATATGGGTAATCTAGATTATTGGAGTAAGTCACAATGGCACTTCTTACAAATGCCTCCACCTCGTACGACATCAAAACGTCAGGCACGGAAGAGGATGTAATTGATATTAAAGATATTGTTTACAATATCTCTCCCACTGAGACCCCATTCGTCAACTCTGTAGGAACCAGAAATGTTTCCAACACCGTATTCGAGTGGATCACAGAAGAACTGAGTGCAACCAGCACAACGACTGACCTGGAAGGTGATGCCATCAGTGCAGCAGCAGCCTCACTGACCACCCGCAACAGCAACGTCTGCCAGATCATGTCGAGGGCAGTAGCTGTGACCGGAACCCAGTCTGCGATTAAGTTGTACGGTAAGACCAGCCAAATGGCTCACCAGATGGCAAGACGCACCAAAGAATTGAAACGTTCTGTGGAATCGGCACTGCTGGCGAACCAGGCCCGAAACAATGGTAATGCCACAACAGCCCGAACATCTGGAATGATTGGATGCTGGCTGGACACCAACACCAGTTTCGATGCAACCACAGGTGCCGATCCGGTGACAGTTGGATCAACTGCCCGAACCGATTCCTCGGCCCAGCGAGCACTGACTGCCGCACTGATCAATACGGTGATGCAATCGTGCTTCACGGAGGGTGGTGAACCAGATCGCTTGATGGTCGGACCTTTCAACAAGACCGTGGTATCAACATTGACCGGACGATCTATCGCACGGGAGATGATTGACTCCAATACGGCTGGTAGCAACGTAACCGTGTTTGCGACAGACTTTGGAGACCTCCAGGTCATGCCAAATCGCTTCCAGCGAGAGAGGGATGCTTTCTTAATCTCGCCCGAATATGCAAAGGTTTCTTACTTGCGGAATTTCCAGGTAAGTACCCTCGGAAAGACTAGTGACGCGGAGACCAAGCACTTGGTGGTCGAGATGGGTCTGGAGATGACACAGGAAGCAGCTCATGGTGGGATCTTTGATCTGACCACTTCCTAATCCTTAATAAAACTGCAGGTTGGAATTATGTTGACCAAACAGATCCTTGATCATACGGGACATGTAATGAGTGAGTTCTATGTGGATGAAGTGGACTCACGAAACCTGCAGATTCACCATAAACTCACGCAAGACATTGAGCCAACCCTCAAGTTGACGAAAACCTTGCGTGACAACCAACACCTCGATCCGTTTGCAAACAAACAAAGCGGATGGAAACGAGTTGCCGAGATCCCACGGGTTCTCTATGACGAACTACACCGTCAGGGAATCACCAAGGACAAGAAGAAATTCAAGCAGTGGTTAAATGATTACCACAACAAACCCTTCCGCGTTTGGGAGGGGCATCTATGACCTTCACCGAATTAAAAACCAACATTGCAGACTGGCTCAATCGAACAGATCTGACCTCGGTCATTCCGACCTTCATCACCTTGGCAGAAGCACGACTGAACCGACAACTGCGGACGACCAATCAATACACCCGTGCAGACATCTCGACGAGTGATCAGTACCTCTCCATGCCCTCCGACTTTCTGGAGATGCGGCATCTGCGGATGACAAGCCCAAAGGAGCGGGACCTAGTGGAAATCGCAGCTCATGCGATCAATGAATACACAGACACCAATTTCATCGCAGGACTGGCGGACAGTTACCCTCGATATTTTGTGTACGGCAATGCTCTCAGGATCATCCCAACCCCTGCTGAGTCGATCACCTACGAGATGTTTTATTACGCCAAGATCCCCGCACTGAGCACATCGAACACAACCAACTGGGTCAGCACCTCTCACCCAGACGCATATTTGTACTATTCATTGATGCAGGCCGCACCGTATCTGGGAGAAGATGAGAGAATCCAGATTTGGCAACTGCAGGCCGAACGTGCCGTGGCAGAGATCCAGGCATCAGATGACAGAAGGAGAACGAAGGGCAGCAGACACTCCTTAAACTTCCAGGCCATGTCATGAGTGTAGAGCAGTTCCCGTATGGAGAAGGAAAATACGATATTGGTCCGTACTCAAAGGAATATTTATTTGTGACGGAGTCAGATCCGGTATCGGATTGGACGACACGACCTGATTCGAATGAAGATCTCTGGAGCATTCGCACTGACACAACCCCAGAAACCTGGACAGGTAACTGATGGCATTAACTGACTCTCCCCCTACGACTACGAATTACAACATCACACTCCCCGAAGTTGGTTCGGATCGCAACAACTGGGGTAATATTTTAAATTCTGCTTTAGAATCAATTAGTTATGAGACTAAACAAGTCGATGACGTGCAGGGTGATCCGACGGACAGCAGCACCCCTAGTCTTGCGTACCAACTGACGGGTGCAGTGACCTCGGCAAGTAATGCAGAAACGGATGCAGCAACTGCCGTGGATGTCGCGGTCCAAATGGTTAATCAGTATTTGGTCGCAGTGGTTTCGGCAGTCAACACCTTAGATACGGAGGTTGGAGATACTTCCACTAGTGGGACGGTGGCCTACGATGCAAATCAAGCAAAACTGGATGCAGCAAGTGCAAAAACTACTGCAGAGGGACTGATCTGATGCCTACCACTTCATCGTATTATGCAGATTTGGAATACCCCACGGTCAATGAGGATGCCAGTACCTATGGGACGATCATCAACACCTATCTTGATGGACTTTTGACCAAGCTGAAGGCCGTTAGTGATCGAGTAACAAACTCCCAGGCGCAACTTGGAAACATCAATCGAGGGGTGAATGCGGTTGATCGAATCAACAACACTTTGGCAGGAGCAATCGGATCCTCTGCCCTGCTTCCCTCCACAGGCACAACTCTACTACCAGATCCCTACAGTGGAACCTATATCAAGACTACATCTTGGCCTGCATTCACCTCTGAACTGTCATCCTATTCCCCTCCAACGACACAATCTGAAGTCGAAAATTTTGACTACCAGGGATTTGCCTCGGCATTAACAACAGAACTGAACCGGATCGATGCAACCGTAACGCAAGCGGAGGCAGACATCCTAGCAGCACAGAAGGACACCTGCCGAACTAAAAAATACATCGACACTTTTCAAAATGATGGAGTCACAACAAAACAAGCCGTAGTGCAATCTGGAAGTGCCTACCCATCTGGAAGTTCTGCATCAGCAGGCTCTTGGACCTCCATTGGTACGACTTCCCGCACATTCACGTTCACTCAGTCGGGTGGAGCGCAGGCGATGTTGAATGCAGGAATCCCTGCGTCTGGTTCCAACCTATATATTGGTCCAGCGTTTGGGGGAACTTTATCAAGGATTCTTTCTACTGCCTCAGTAGGGGATGAAATTTTAACGATTAATACGCTTGCGGCTAATAACTTCACACAAGCATTACGAAACGGTGATCCAATGAGTTATGTCATCAGTACCAGTACAAACTCAGTAACGATTAGTCATACGAGCACGCTGATGTCGCAGGGACAAGTGAGTTCAGATTTGTATTTCCTAACGTATGATGTAGCCGAGGTCACGACATACCCCACACCTGACCTGACGGAATGCGAAAATCCTAACCCACCATATTTCATATGACCGACTACAGTCTTACCAGTAACCTCAGCCTCAAAAAACCAAACATTGGTGGTTCAGACGGCAAATGGGGTGAATACTTAAATGAAAATCTAGAAACAATTGGGGCAGCCGTAGTCAGTCTGCAGAATGCCAGCACATCACGGACGCTAGAGTCCCTCTCCAACGTGCTGGATCTCACCCCAACGACAGGACAATTGCTGCAATTCTCTGGGAGTAACTGGTCTGCGGCAACCGTGACGATTCCAGATAACATTCAAGATCTCACTAACGTCACAATCTCTTCTCCATCCGATGGTCAGGTCCTAGCCTACAGCACATCTAATTCCAGATGGGAGAACCAAACACCTGGTGCTGCTACGATTCCAGACGGCACGATTACGAATGCCAAACTCGACACCAGTTTACAAGGGCAGGTTGCACTAATCCTCCAGACTACAGGGACCCCTACCGACAATCAGATCCTCCGGTACGACTCTACAAGCACAAACTGGCAGTTTGAAGATTTACCAGGAGGAACGGTTTCGGCACTGTCCGACACCGATGTCAGTGCAATCGCAAACAAAGATGTGTTGGTCTATAACTCCACTTCTGGGAACTGGGTTTCTCGGCCTTTGGCAATTGCAGATGTGACGAACCTCCAGACCAGCCTGGATGCAAAACTAGAGACTGCAGATGTGACGGTCTCCTCAATCTCAGACACGACAATCAGCAGTGTTGTCGATGACAGTTTTCTGGTCTACGACTCCTCTGATAGTAAATGGAAAAACAAAGGACCCAGCACAGTCCGCACCACTCTCGACCTGGTTGTGGGAACGAATGTCCAGGCACACTCAGCAAGACTCGATGACATCAGTTCTCTCGCAGTTACAGACGGGAATTTTATCGTAGGAAGTGGAACCGGATGGGTAGCTGAATCCGGTGCGACTGTTCGCACATCGCTCGGTCTTGGAGATTTGGCGACACAGTCAACAATCACTGAGTCACAGATTTCTGATCTCGGATCTTACATCACTGCATCGAGTACAGATACTCTCACCAATAAGTCTGGGAACATCTCAATGTTCACCAACGATGCAGGCTATCTCACTGCAGAAACAAATGATCTGACCAACGTCTCAGGGACCCTCGGAACAGCAAACGGGGGGACAGGACTTTCGGCAATCGGGACTGCAAACCAGGTCCTAGCAGTCAATAGTGGTGCGACTGGACTAGAGTTTCAAACGATCTCCATTACTGAATCCCAGATTTCAGATTTACAGAGTTATCTGACTGCCGAGGTAAACGATCTGAGTTCATCTGTGACTTGGGCCAATGTCCCAGATACTAATATCACTCAGTCTTCTGTCACTCAGCACCAGGCTGCACTCTCCATCACCGAATCGCAGATCTCAGACCTCCAGACCTACTTAACTGCCTCCTCTACTGCCACACTGACAAACAAATCAGGAAACATCTCTCAGTGGACAAATGATGCTGGATACCTCACTGCCGAGGTAAACGATCTCGGAACAGCAGTGACAGGCACACTTGGGACAGCAAACGGTGGGACAGGACTGACTGCGATTGGGACATCAGGTCAAGTCCTAAAGGTCAACTCTGGCGCAACTGCTCTGGAATTCGCAGATGAGGCGGGAGGTGGCGGAATCACAACAGGGAAAGCAATCGCTATGGCAATCGTATTCGGATAATTTATGGCAGCACCAAATATTGTTTCAGTCGGAACCATTACCGGAAAAACTGCAGTCCAGGCAATCGGGACGAGTCCCGTGGCAATCGTGAACAACTCGGCAGCATCGGGCAAGGTTTTCAAGGTCAACACACTGCTCATCGCAAATGTCGATGGGTCTGCATCTGCAAATGTGACGGTCGATCTGTACAGGTCCAGTACTGCTTACCACATCATTAAATCTGCACCCGTCCCTGCAGGTTCAACTCTGGATATCTTGAGCACAACGAGTCTGTACTTGGAAGAAGGGGATTCCATCAGACTCACTGCTAGTGCTGCTAGTGATTTGGAAGGAGTAGCCAGTTATGAGGAGATTTCAGAATGAGTTACATCGGCAGCAAACGATCCAGCAGTTTAGTCAGTGCTACTGAAATTACTCTGGACGGAGCAAAACTAAAATCCTCTGGGAATTCGATCACAAAAAGCGATGGAACTACTGCTGTTTTGAGTGAGAGTGGTGGGGTAGTAACGTTAAATAATGGCACGATTGGTAGTGGGGTGACGTTTCCTAGTGGAAGCCTAGTTGATTTTGATTTTACGTTAGAAACCGCTACCGTCACTAAAACGACCAGTAGTGACCACGATACTCCTGTGATAGCAGGTGGCACACAAATATCAATTGCAGTTCCAGACGGTTGTACGGCAATCATGACTGCCGCAGGAGGTAAGATCTATGGATCTGCTAACGGCACACGATTTAACTCAATTTGCACGATTGTGTATTCAACCAATGGCAGTGATGTTACTACTTCCGATACACAAATCATTGGTGCAGAGACGTTTGACACTGGTAGCAGTGGAACTGAAACAACTCCAGGATATGTATCTGGATCTTATACAAACTCGACTGGTTCTAGTGTGACGCTAAAGTGGGTTTGGGCTATAAAAGGTTTAAATAGTTCGAGTTATACTGGCCAGTGGGTTACTACGGTCTCAAGAGCCGCCGTATCTTTGCAGACACTAATTTTCAGAACTTAGCTATGAATTATAAAATTTATATTGATGCTCTAAACACTTTTAAATGTAGCTACAAAATTACCGAAAATAACGAGTTAATCTGGTATAGTGAAAATCCGCCAAGAGAAGAGGAGGTGTTAGTTGCAATAGAAGCCGAACCACTACGCTTACTCCGTCAACAACGCAACCAACTCCTAGCAAAATCCGATTGGATGGCAGTAAGCGATAGAACAATGACCCAAGCACAAATCGACTACCGACAAGCCCTACGGGATCTACCAGCAACCGCAGACCCACAACTAGACGATCAAGGAAATCTAACCAACGTAACGTGGCCTACCTATGAGTAATGCACG